GCACTCCAGAAGAAGTCTGGGGTGTAAAAAAATATAATTGGAGTAGGCACAAAGATGAAAAAACTGTTTTTTGTGGTGTATATGGGCTTAAAGACCTTAATTATGTTTATAAGCATAGAGGTGAAAAATATATTTGGTGGGCTGGTTCTGATATAAGATATTTAAAGAATGGATATTTTATAGACAAAAAAGGAGAAAAGAGAGCTAATCCTGAGCCAATAGCAGAATGGATCAATAAAAATTGTGTAAGTTATGTTGAAAATGTTGCTGAGGCAGACATATTATATGACTTAGGTATAAAAAATATAATAGTTCCTTCTTTCCTTGGTAATGTTGACGATTACAAAATAAGATATAGATGGAGAAAAAATCCAAAAGTATATGCTTCTGTTTCCGGTGATGACTTTAATCTTTATAAATGGCATTTAATAGATGAAGCAGCCAAGAGTGTACCAGAGGTAGAATTCCATTTATTCGGCAATACTGTACCATTCGAAACACAAAATAAAAATGTTAAAGTTAGAGGAAGAATGAAACAAGAAGAAATGAATGAAGAAATAAGCAAAATGCAATGTGGCCTTAGATTATTAGAAGTTGAGGGATGCAGCGAAGTGATAGTCAAATCTGCTCTATGGGGGCAATGGCCTATAAGTAGAATATATTATCCGTCTGTAAGCAATGCTATGAGTAAAGCAGAGCTTATAATCCTTTTGAAAGATTTGGTCAATAAAAAAGAGCCAGATTTAAAAGCAAGAGAATGGTTTTTAAATAACTTAAATCGCTATCCTTGGAACACAAAACATTGCTGTGGCTTATGTGTTACTTGTGGTAAGTGCATGTAATATGAAAAAAACTAAACATTTAATGTGCGTTCCTTTTACTGGCTTGGGTCGTTACAATGGCTTTAGAGGGAACAGGTGGTTAAAAAATAGAATAAAAGTATTTGAACAATTTGTCGTGCCTAGCCTTTTATCTCAAACTTCTCAAGATTTTATATTGTGGGTAGCCTGGAGAAGAGAAGAAAAGTGTAATAAACAAGTTATAGAGCTTAAAAAGAGATTAGAAGAAAAGTTTAACGTAGTATTCACTTATTCCGGAGTTCCTTTTTGGGATGATAAGTATCCTGATGATGTTGCTAAGGTTAGATTAATAGATACACTACATAATGCAATGGGTGATTTAATAAACACCCTGGGGGAGTGTGATGATATTATTATGCAAATACAGCCTTCTGATGATTGTTATTGCACAAATAATATTCTTAATGTAAAGAATTTTTTTGAACACAATGATTATGATGTCTATGGTTATGGGAAAGGATATATAATGGATTATAAGACAGGAGAGATCAGAGAGTACAACCCAGAAACAACACCGCCATTTTATGCCATTAAATTTGATAGAGAAACATTTATTGATCCTCTAAAACATATCAAATTTACAGGCCCATACAAGAGCCATGAATATGTAAAAGATTATTTAAAATGCTATTATTCAGAGCAAAGAGGCTTCCTGGTTGGAACACATGGATGTAATATAAGCACAGTTTTCGATCATCCTTATGCTAAAGATGAAGTACCAGAAGAAGTTTTAGGAGATTTCGGCATAAATAATTCTGGCAAGTTAGATATAAAATTCAACCTTAGAAACAAACTATTCAACAAATTACCCTATAAAGCTAAAAGAAAACTAAGGTATTGGTCAGAAAACTTTAAAATATTTGAAATAATTTATAATTGGTTAAGGTCATGAAATTACTAAGAACAACAAAAACACATAAGAAATATTGGGAAGAGCGTAAAATAGATTGGCAGAAAGAATATTTAGACACATGGAATCATCCCCATAGGAATCTTATTGTGGAAGTATTAAAAAATATTGCTTGGGGTTCTATATTAGAAATAGGATGTGCAAGTGGCCCTAATTTAGCAAAAATAGTAAAAGAAATACCAGGCAGACAAGTAGGAGGTGTAGATATAAGCGAGGATGCTATAAATTTGGCTCAAAATACGTTTCAGGGAGGTTTTTTTAAGGTAAACAGCGCAGATGACATAATGATGTCAGATAAGTCCACAGATGTCATTTTAAGCGATATGACATTAATCTATGTAGCTCCCAAGGATATTGATAGATATGTGAAGGAGATTAAAAGATTGGCTAGAAATTATATATTATTATGTGAGTTCCATTCAGATAGCTTGTTAAATAGGTTAAATTTAAAGATAAATTCAGGTTACAACGCTTATAATTGGCAGAAGTTACTTAAAAAGCATGGTTTTAGAGATATAGCTTTACATAAAATAACAGAGAAAGAATGGCCGGGAGGCAATCCACAGAAGACTTTTGGATATTTAATTCTTGCCAAAGTACCTAAAATTTGATATAATTAAATTGATAATAACAAAACTCTATGAAAAAACTATTTAAGTATCTCACAGACTGGAGATATCGCTATTGGTCTAAAAAGATCAAGGGCATGAAAAAAATGATAGAAGACGAGAAGTTTTCTAAATACAAAGCTCTAAGCTTAAGAGAAGAAGTAAGACAAGAATATGACCAAGAGAAATCCAGACTTGCTTTGATTGAAGAAAAGATCAAAAACAAGAAAGAAACAATCAAAGAATTAGGCAAAGATGAATTTGAAAGAATAAAGGATGAAAAGGTGAGAGCAGACAAAAGAATCGAAGGACTAAAAAGAGACATGGATCAATTAACTACTAAAGTATTTGGAGGCAAACCATCAATGGAACACCCAGCAGGAGAGATCGGCAATGACCAGACAATCGAAAAGCTTTATGACTTAATAGACACAGTTAAAAGATATATTAAATAATATGCCAGCTAAACTCGACCGTTGTGTCAAAAAACTCAAATCAAAAGGCAAAAGCTCAAACAGTTCTTGGGCTATTTGCACAGCGTCTATAAAGAAGAAAAAGAAAAAAAAGAAAAAATAATTGCTAATATTAAATATTATATTTATTTTAAAATAATATGGCTAGAAAAGGCGGCAACCCTGACCTAAAGGGTAACAAAAATAGTGGAAGAAAAAGAGTATACCAAGAACACAATAAGGCAAAGGCTATTAATTTATTGTGGGAGAAGATAAGAAAGAAAGTTGAATCTGGAGAAAAATTGAGCGAATATGAAGAGAAGTTTGCTCTTGTTGCGTTGCCTAAAACTATTAAAACAGAAACAGACGTAACTACTGGAGATAAACCATTACAAATAATTGATTTATCAAATGCTATACGCGAGAACAACAGCGACGAACAAGATAATAGCCCTGAATAAAAAGATTAGGGCTATTGCTGGTGGTACAAGCGCAAGTAAGACAATAAGTATATTGTTATATTTAATTGCTAGAGCGCAAGGAGACAAAGAAAAGACATTGACAAGCGTTATATCTGAAAGCACACCACATTTAAAGCGTGGAGCTATAAGAGACTTTAAGAATATAATGCAAGGACATCGCTATTGGAATGACAAGAGGTGGAACGCAACAGATATGATATATACCTTTGAAACAGGTAGCCAGCTAGAGTTCTTTAGTGCCGACCAAGCAGATAAGCTTAGAGGTGGTAGAAGAGATAGAGCATTTATAAATGAGGCTAACAATATCAGCTTAGATGCTTTTGACCAAATAGAAGTTAGAACTAAGGAATTTATATTTTTAGACTGGAATCCCACATCAGAGTTCTGGTTTTATGAAGAAATACTACATAAGAGAAATGATGTTCAGTTTATAACATTAAATTATAAAGACAATGAAGCTCTAAGCCCTGAGATTGTACAGTCCATAGAAGCAAGAAAGAATAGAAAGAATTGGTGGAGAGTATATGGTTTAGGAGAAATGGGAGAAATGGAAGGCAAGATATTTACTGATTGGGAAATAATAGATGAAGTAAGTCATAGAGCTAGGCTTGAAAGATATGGAGTAGACTTTGGATATACTAACGATCCAACAGCAATTATAGCTTTATATTATTATGACGGTGGTTATATAGTAGATGAAATAGCATTTAGGACAGGAATGAAGAATAGGATAATAGCTGATGTATTAAATGACCAGGAAAGAGCAGCCTTAGTTGTAGCAGATAGCGCAGAGCCTAAAAGCATTGATGAAGTAAGGGAAAGATTATCCCCGGGATATGAAATAGTAGGTGTATCAAAGACTAAAAGCGAAAGCAAAGATAAGACATGGAAGAAATGGAGCATTGATTTAGTACAAGACCAAAGAATATCAGTAACCAAAAGAAGTTTAAATGTTATAAAAGAATACAGAAATTATATGTGGAAAACCGATAAGGATGGAAAGATTATAAACGAGCCAGAGCATGAGTTTTCACATAGTATGGACGCAATAGTATACGCACTTGTATCAATTCTTAAAAAGCCTAAAGCTCAGCCTGCGGTACAAACAACCCCAGTCCAAGCTTATTATGGCGATCACGATATATCATTTTAATATGCTAACTATCTTATTTTTATTTATAACTTTATACTTTGTAAATTTAGGAATTAAGACTATCAGAAAAGTAGAGTGTGGAAAAGTACATTATTTAATCTTCGGGATTATTTATCTATTGATGGCTCTTTTATTCTCTAATATCGCATTATGGCTATTTTAAATATAAACATAGAAAACGCAGACGAGAAAACACTTATTAAATACAATGAGATATTTGCAGCGTTAATCAAGGTTGGAGGATTAAGCGGTGTTAAGAATGGCAAAACTATCATACATTTTAACCATCAGGGGGACTTTATGGGTGTTCAGTTGGATTATTGGCCATATCGTCGTCGTAAAAAGATAAAGTAGTATGCAAAAAAGAGATAAAAAAACAGGGAGATTTACTAATATTTCTTTAGAAATAAGATTTTGGGATAAAGTTAAAAAGGTTGAAAATGGTTGTTGGGAGTGGCAAAATGAAAAAGTTGGAGGTTATGGTAGAATAAGGATTGATGGAGTAAAGCAATTAGCTCATAGAGTTTCATGGATTATGCATTTTGGTGGAATACCTAAAAACATGCATGTTTTACATACATGTGATAATCCATCTTGTGTTAATCCTGAACATTTATTTATTGGTACTCATCAAGATAATATGAAAGATAGGGATAAAAAGGGTCGTGGTGTGCTACCTTATATGAAGCTTTCTCCAATAAAATCACCGCCAACAACAAAACAATAATATCCTTAGCCTTCTGTTTTTAACAGGAGACTGTGAATCAACCCTTTATTCGAAAGAATAGAGGGCTAAGAATATTATTTGACTAAATTTAAAATATAATATATAATATAGGTAATAGGTGAGAAAAAGATTCTTTTTTGCATGGGGATCTTAGTTATCTGGATTATTACTAGACATAATCCTTACTCTCAAAAAAGAGCGGATGGCCCGACTTCGGGGCTATCCGTTTTTTTATATAATTTTATGATTGACACAATTACTCCTAAAACTAGCGTATTAAGTGATAAAATGCTCAAACTAAGAGCAGAAAAAAAAGCAGCGTCTGAGTTACAAGAAAGAAAACATGAGGGATGGGATGATAATTATCTTTTGTACAGGAACAAGGTAAAAACAAATAGGTTGACTCAAAGACAACCTGTGAATATCCCCTTAATGAAAGAAACTCTTAAAACTATTTTGGCCAGTGTGGATGATTCCCCGGAGGTAGAATGGAAAGAATTAGGAGGAGATCAGCAAAAAGAGATATTTTATCAAGAAATATGGGAGAAGCACAAAAGAGATGCAAATTTAGATATTATCGATATATTGGACAAAAAGAGTGTTCTTCTTTATGGTTTAGGTATCAAAAAGCTTAATTTAATATATTTAGAAGTGTTAGAGATATATTGGCTGATGATAGATATACAAAAGATGGCAAAGAAAACCTTAAAATGTGGGCAGATTCCCCAGAAGGTATCACCCAAAGCGAATTAAATAAGGAAGAATGGGAGAAAAAGATGGAAAGATTAAGGGAAATGGGTATTGAGCATAGCGATTTTAAATATTATGCAGGAGGAGACAGATTAATTAACCTTTCTGAGCATTTTACTCAAATATGGGATGAAAAAGAGAAGAAATTTGTTAGAAAAGTTATTACTTATGCAGAAGATAGCATTGAATTGCTTGAACAAACACTAGAAGAAGCTTTAGGCATAAACTTTTGGCCTGTTGTTATATGGGCAGAAGATCCTGAAAGCATGGATGTTTACCCTGATTCAGTAGCTGATCTTGTTAGAGTTCCTAATAAGGTCATTAATATTTGGTATAGCCAATTAGTTGAGAATAGAACTCTTAAAAACTTTCAAATGCACTGGTATTTGCCAGGAAACGGAAGCGACTACACACCTCAAACTTATACACCAGGCCCAGGTGTTATGTTGCCAGCTCCTCCAGGAGAAGACATTAATAAGGTTATAAAACCAGTAGAAGTCAGCGGTTTAGATGATACAATGGGAGCTATCCAAGCTATAACTAATATAGTCGAGAGGGGGACAGGGGCAACAGCTATTGAGAAAGGGCAAGCAGAAGGAGGACAGCAAACTTTAGGAGAAGTTGAGATATTAGTAGGGAAAGCAAATGAAAGGGCTGTTAGCATGGCTAAATTCTATAAAAGAGCATGGTATGAATATGCTAAGAAATGGGACGCTCTAATGCAAGCTAACGCAGGCAAGTTCAAGTCAATGAAATTAGAGAAAACTAACAGCAAAGGCGAGACATTTTTGAAGACATTGTGGAAAGGAGACTGGAAGTCAACTCTAGGTTATAAGCCTATTGTTAGGTCTACATCAGAGCAAGAGCAAGAAAGTACTAAGTCTATTCAAAAATTCATGTTCTTATTACAGCAATTTCCAAATAATTTAGCCCTAAGAAAAGTAGCTCAAAAAAGAATGTTAGATATTGTAAATGTTACCCCAGAAGAAATGAGAGAAATTGAAGAAGGTGAGAAACGAACAAATGAAATGATGTCGGAAAAACCAACGGAGCAACGAGTTACAGAGCAAGAAGTTGCAGAAACTCCACAAGGCAATCGTGGGTTAGCAGAAATCAACCAGCAAATACAACAGTTAGAAGCTTTAAGTTAATAAATATAAACGTATGTTAAAACAATTTGCAAACTTTTTAAGCGGTAAAAAGACTTATATTGCTGCTTTTTGTATGATTATTGCTGGTATAATTATTGAAGATCATTCCTTAATACTCGAGGCTATAGCTATAATGGGTCTAAGAAATGCAATTAAATAAATGGAACAAGAAATATTACTCCCAGAAACTGAGAGAGAGAGGAAAATAGCTAATTTTTGGGCGAAAAAAGGTGCAGAAAAATCTTGCATGAGTACTGAGACAAGGCAAGAGCTAGAGAAATATATCACTTTTAAAAGATTTAGCTGGATAACAGGCGTCCTATTAACTATAACAGGAGCTATTTGTTCAGTTTTATATAGCGAATTGAGCAGTGTCAAAGGTGAACTAAACGCTTACAAGGCAGAGATGTTTCAAGAAATTAACAGTATTAAGCAAAACACAGTTACTACTCAAAAAGATGTTGAATGGATTAAGAAGCTTTTTGAGAGTAAAGTTGTTGAATTTTGAAATATATGCGAAAAGCAAAACTAAAATTTAAGAAATTTAAGCTTAATGTGAAGAAAAAGGTGCGAACTTATAGGAAAAGAAAAGAAGATTTTAAAAAAGTGAATAGAAATAGATACGTTTAACAATATGCCAAACAAAATTTTAAATGAAATAAGCGATAATATGGATCGCAAAGAATTAATACAGGGCATCGGAGAAGATGTTGTCGATTTGTTATCCCCAGCAATAAATGAAATGCTAGAAAGCAATAAAAAGGCAAATATGGCTATTTTAGACGCTGTTAGGGATTTGAAGATAGAAAACAAGGTTGAAGTACCAAAAGCTGAAATAGACGTTAAAATTCCAGAAATTAAAGTACCTGATGTTAAGGTCAATGTTCCACCAGTTAAAATACCAAAAATAGACGCTCCTAACGTTAATGTCAATGTTCCTGATGTGATTGTTCCTAAAATTACTATACCTGATATCAAAATGCCTAGCGAAATGGGTGTTAAGGGTTCAGTAAACTTAAATGGTGTTGATCTTGACAATCCATTACCTGTTCAGCTTAGAGACGCCAAAGGGAAGCCTTTTAAACTTAATTTAGGCGGAGGAGGAGCTTCCGGAGGCAGTAACACTAAGTTTATTAAAGGCAAAAGCGGTAATACAGTTGAAGTTGATGATATGGGTCAACTTCATGTAGTTGCAGAGGGGAATGTGTCGACTGAAAATTCAACAAACACAACTCTTGGGGCAGATGAAACATTCACAGGAGATAAAATATTGACATTACCTTATGCAGTTATAGTTATAAGTGTTTTCTCAGATGTAGCAAGCGCTACTGATGGGCTAAAAATAGAGCAATCTTGTGATGGTACTAATTGGGATCACGAGGATGTATTCACTATACCTGCAGAAACAGGGAAAACATTTAGTTTTCAGCCTACTTGCCAATATTTAAGGGTAAGATATGTGAATGGAAGCTCAGCGCAAGGAGAATTTAGATTACAAACAACATTAAAAAAGACTTATGTTAAACCTAGTTCCCACAGAGTAAAAGATAGTGTTGTTGGAGAAGATGATGCAGAATTGGTCAAGTCTGTTGTTACTGGAGAAGATAGATTGGGTACTTTCCAAAATGTGAGAGTAACAGATGAAGGTATTATGTTAGTTTCTAATTATTTGCTAGAGGTTTCTAAGGGAAATATTACAGGACAAAACATAATGAATAAATTTGGTGAAAACCCTGAAATTACAACAGGAACAGACCCAGAAGATATTTGGGATGGAGGAGGAATATATGCTTTTTATCCTTCAACAGCTCAAGATATGGAAATTGTAAGTAGCGATGTAGACGATGCTGGTACAGTAGTTTCAAGCGGAGAATGTACTGGTGGGAGTTTTACAACATTAATAGACACAGGAGCTACATTTCAAACAGACGGAGTTGCTGCTCTAGATTTAGTTATAAATGACACAACTGGACAATTTGGCATAGTGGAATCTGTAGACAGCGAAACTCAAATTACTTGTACGCAAATGACTAATGGCTCTCAGGAGGATTTTCAAACATCAGCTAATAGTGCAGGAGACGCTTATAGAATAGCAAATGCTTCTGGAACAGGAGCTGCAACTATTCAAATATTTGGCTTAGACAGCGATTGGGCTAGCCAAACTGAAACAGTAGTGCTTAATGGTACAACTGTAGTAGATTTAGCAAAAACATATATAAGAATAAACAGGATGGTTGTTTTAACAGCAGGAAGCTCTGGAGGCGCAGAGGGAACACTTACTTGTAGAATAGATGGAGCAGGTACTACAGCAGCAGTTATAAATAACGGGAATAACCAGACTTTAATGGCTATTTATACTATACCAGCAGGAAGAACAGGTTATTTTATGCAAGGATATGTCGGATTAAGCAAGGGAGGCGGAGCCACTGCCGTAAATGCTCAATTCTCATGGAGGTCTAGAACTTTTGGAGGAGTATTTAATGTTAAGGGTGTTATAAATTGCCAGTCAAGCGGAAGTAGCTATTTTTCATATAATTATGCTGGAGCGCCAGGATTACCACCTCGAACTGATGTATTAATGAGAGTAAATGAAGTTTCTGCTACTATTGGGGCTTCTGCTGGATTCGATCTATTGATAATAGATAATTAATTTTAAAATATATGTCTGATAAAACATTAAAAAATTTAAGTAAAATCTTAGGAAAAACGATTGAAGAAAAGAGAGATTTGAGAAGACAGCAACAAGCTGATCGTGATACTATGATTTTCGGCATGGGAGAGGATATTGTTAATCTTCTTTTGCCACTTTTAAAAGAAATAGCCCAAGTAGCTAAAGTAAACAAACTCAGCTTATTAGATGCTTTGAAACATGTGAAAGTCCAAGCTAACATTAAAGCTCCTGATGTAAAAGTGCCAGAGGTTAAGGTGAATATACCTGAAATTAAAGTACCGCCAATGCCAGAGGTTAAAGTTGATACTGATAAGATAGCTAGAGCTATTGAAAACGTCAAAGTAAACAATATTGTTGATGTACCACCTATAAAAATACCAGATATTAGAGTTCCTGAAATAAAAATGCCAGATGAAATGGATATTAGGGGATGGGTAAGGCTTCAAGGAGTTGATCTTGATAACCCTCTTCCTGTCCAATTAAGAGATTCTAATGGTAAACCTTTAGATTTTATGGGAGGATTAACCCAAATAGTATCTGGCGGAGGTGGCGGAAAGTCTGATTTCTTCACAATCAAAGATATTAGAGGATCTAGCGCTTCCATAATCGACCAAGTAGATGGAGCGTTGAAAGTAACAGGTAGTTTCTCGGCTTCTCTTGCAGCAGATACAGGAAGTGGTGAGATAGGTTCTGAGACTTTAAGAATAGTGCAAGCCACTGATGCTGTTTCTTCTGTAAATGTTACTAATACTAGCATAACAGTAGATGGTGCTTTAGATACTGTAAAGGCAACAGGAATAGCAATGCAAACTAACCCTACCGCTGTTTCTGATGGAGATAATGTTAGATTCAAGGCTGATGATGTAGGAAGACAAATAAATACACCTGTTCAAGTTAGAGATTTAAGAGCAACAGCCTATGTTGCATTAAGCAATGGTACAGAAACAACCTTATTATCTGGTTCTGCTGGAGTTTATCACGATTTAATATATGTTATGGGAGCTAATAATTCAGACGCTGCAGTTTCTGTTGATATAAGAGCTGTTACTGCTGGGAATATAGCAATGGGGCTTGAAATACCTGCGAATGGTACTGCTGGTGTGTCTCTACCAGTTCCATATCCGCAAAGTGATACAAATAATAATTGGACAGTTGATATGGGAGATATAACAGGCACAACTGTTAAAATAAGTGCTTTATTTAGTAAAGAAGTATGATTTTAAGTGAACTAAAAAATATAATTATAGACAAAGATTTATCTGATATAGAAAAGTTGCAAGATGAATATATCAAAAAGAATGTCAAATATAAACAAATTTTTCTTTACGAAGAAAATGGTTTAAGTAAAGAAGTGCATGAATATTTAAGACCTAATGGTTCTGTCGGATATCAAACAATACTTAGAAAAATAATAGACGGAAAAAAATATATTATGTCTAAAGGGTATGGCGAAGAAGCAGAATCAAGGACTTATGACTGGAAAGAGGAAATTTTTAACTTTTAAAAAATATGGGAGTAAACACAAAATCAATTAATTTCGCACAAGCTTCTAGCCAGTATTTATCAATTTTGAATGTAGATCAAACAGGTTTGAATATTACATCTAGCGATTATACAATAGAATACTGGATTAAAACTACTGATACAGCGAATTATACTATTGCGATGAACGATGGTGCAACTGCAAACGGATATGCAACAGGGATGGGTATTGCTGGAGCAGCTGCAGGTGATTTAGCAGTTTTCGCAGGAGGAGGTTGGTATGATTCTAATGTTTCATTAAATAGTGGGGATTGGATTCATGTAGCAGTGGTTAGGGATGGCTCAAATTTAGATTTATACATAGACGGTTCGTATAGCAAACAATTAACGACTACTGTTTCAAATAATAATTCATATTCCGGCACTAGATATATAGGCGGTATAGGACCTAATTATCTAAATGGGAACTTAGATGAAGTTAGAATCTGGAATGTTGCAAGAAATGCAGGTGAAATATCAGCTAATTATAATAAAGAAATAGCAGGAAGTGAAAGCGGTTTAGTTTTATATTTAAGATTTAATGATAGTTTATTAGATGAAACAAGTAATAATAATGATTTTACAAACAATAATGGAGCGACTTATAGTACAGATGTTCCTTTTGTTGGTGGGGATGAAGCAGTAACACCACAAAGTAACTTATTATTAATGGGAGCAGGTTAAAAATATGCACAGTTTATTAGAAAAATTATTTAAAAAAAATGGGATAGACAGTCTGCAAGATCTATCCGATGAAGAAAGAAAAGAATTTGACAGATCAAGACTTATTCTTTCTAAAGAAGAGCTAACAGTCAAGGAAATAAAAGAGTTTTGCAGAATACAGTTAGATATCATAAATGGTCGCTGGAGTGATTACAATATAGACCATTCTAAAAAATCAGAATTAATCCCATATTACACAGTTTATAACTTATTATTAAAGGCGATTGATGGCCCTAAGATAGCAAGAGAAGCAGAAGAAAAGAGGTTGACAGCACTTTTAAAAGATTAATTAAATTTAATTTTATAAAAAAATATTAAATAAAAATATTTGAGGGTATTAGCCCTCGTTAATAAACTAAATTTGACCGCTAGGGTCGTTAAAAACTATGGAAATACCAAGCAAAGTCGTTAAAGATGAGGTGACTTCTCAGCAGCCGTCAGAAGGCAACGAAGCAGTCGAAGAGGCTACTGCTTATCAAGAACCTGTTCAAGCAGGTGATAAAACTCCTCCTAATCTTCTTTTAGAAGCTAAGCAAATTGAAGCTGAAAAGAGAAGAATGGCAGAGGAAAAAGTCAAAATTCTTGAGGAAAAATTAAAAGCCGTTACTTCAAACGAAAATACTTTTACAGACGACGATTTTTCAGAAGAAGGCAAACTCTTTAAAAAAGATATTTCTGAGGTTAAATCAGAAGTACAAAAAATAAAAGAGGAAGGAGAAAAACAAAAAGTCTTCGCAACTTATCCTGTTTTAATGGAAAAAGTAGATGAGTTCGAGGAATATCGATCAAAAACAGAAAACTATGGCATGCCAATTATGACTGCCGCTAAAGCTTTTCTAGCTGAGAATGATATGCTCGAATCACCACGTAAAGGTCTTGAAAAGACCACAGGTGGCGATAAGGCTACACCATTGCAAGGCATGACTACCGATGAGGTAAAAAGCCTCAGGGAAAACAATTATAATGAGTACAAAAGATTGCTCACAGAAGACAAAATAAAAATTGTTCCTAAAAAGTAAAAAGTTTGAAGTTTAATTTAACAAATTAAATCGAAACTATGGCAACATTAAGTAATTTTGGTGAACAGTTTGCCAGCAAAGTGCTAAAACGAGTTTACCAAAACATGATCACCGACAGTATCTCTAATAGAGATTATGAAGGTGAGATCAAAAAACCAGGTGATAGAGTGAATATCTTGTCATTCCTTAATGATATTTTAATGAGTGATTATGAGGTAGGAACAGACATGAATTCTGAAACTATCATCGACAACGAAGATCAACTAATTGTTGAAAAGAGACGTTATTATAACTTTTCTTTAGACAAATTAGAAGATTTTTTCGTATATGCTGATAATATCCCGCAAAGTCTTTTGGATAATTCAGCTAAAGTTCTTGAAAAAGAAATTGACACTTATGTGTTAGATAAATTTGCATCTGGCGCAAAGGCTGGTTCTTGGTTAGGTGTTTATTTAGTAGTAGTTGGTTCAGGCCAAACAATGGCTTCAATCGTTACAACAGCAACTGGTGGAACCGTTACTTTATCAACTAACGTTGTAAACGGTGGTGATGGCAACACAGGCCCTGCTCCAGTTGAAAACCCACGTGATGGCAATACATATTCTACAGTTTTGGAGAATAGTATGCTTTACAAAGGTTTTAGACTTCGTTCTACTGCTTCATTTGTATCTCCTTGGTACAGAATTAGTGGTATTACAAATTCTATGAGTGCTACTTTAACAGAATGGGATGAGGCTACTTCTGGCTCAGACTTCGCTGAAGGTGACACTTTAAGAGGTCTATTTGGTGGTGATGGTGTTGACTTCCCTAAATATGGTGATGGAAACGCTAAATTAACTACTATGAGCAGTTTAGGTTGGGAAATTCAGGCAGCTGCAGCTACAACTGTTACAGCTTCTAACGTATTTGACCATACAACTTTGATGGCTGAATTCTTAGATGATAATGAAATCCCACAAGGTGATCGTAAAATCCCTTGCCCTCCAGCTTTTGTGACTACGCTAAAACAAGCTAGTGAGTTACAACCTAGCGGAGTGGAAGTTATTTATGAAGGAACTGTTATTAATGGTAAAGTAATGAGAATTAGCGGATTTGATATTCATAGCGCTGCTGGTACAAGAGTATCAACTAGAGCTGGTCTATCTACTGCTGCAGGATATGGTTCAGATATCGCCTTGACAACTGGAGCAGTTGGTTCATTAATTCCGGCAACTCACACAGCTTGTTGTACTTTTGCAGAAAAGTGGAGTGAATCTCGTGTTGTTGATGCTGAAAACCAATTTGCAAAGAAATATCAAGGTTTATTCTTGTATGGAGCTTTAATTCCTGATCAACGAAGGAAATTTGCTTCAATGTTGTTCGCAACTACAAGTTCAAGATAAGTTAAAGGTTATTATATACTGTTGACTCGTTTAGGGGTTGGGCTTGGAATAGACGCCCTTGCCAAACCCCTAGCGTCTATAAATGAGTTATGATTAAATTAAAAAGGTTATTTTACAAATTAATTAAAAAATCCCCAGCTTCAATGCCTATGGTTAAATACTGGAAGCATAAAGATAAGTGTTCTGCTAAGATCACTACTGCAGAAGATGGGAGCATTATTATGAAAATGGAAGGCGAAGACTACCCTTTCCCGACATTTCCTAGAGGTCATTTGCTATTTGGTTATTTGTCAAAGCTAAAACATGAGATAAAAAACCAGATATTCAATAATGCTTGGGGATTGTTAGAGAAAGGCATAAGCGAAACGACTATCATAAATAAAATAAAACATAAATTGTTTAATGAGATAGTCGATATAGCTGAACCTTTGAAATATGACGCATTGCCACCTGAAAAAATGACTCCATCAGTAAGGGAAATATACAGAGCATGGACGAAAGTATCACCTAGAACAAAAGCTATTAGAGATTATTTATGCTTTATACTCCAAGAAGATGATGCTTATAGATTCAGAGTTCAATGGATGGTTGAATATTTTGGCTTAATGCCTAGAAGAGATCCAGTTGAGGCTTTAAACAAAGCTTTAATATCTATGGAACATGCAGAAGTTATTGGCGATATGAAGGAAAGGATAAGATTGCTAAGACGTATTTTAATGCTAATATTAAAGGATAAATCAGTTAAAGACCAATATATCATATTATTTAAAGAGATAGATTGGAAGAAAGTAAAACTTTCGGAAGGAGACAAATATCATTTCAGGGGGAAATATTTTAAAGTAGATTTTAATTTATTTGAATATTAACAGATTGGGTTTCTCTTTTATGACAAGGGCTTAACCCATGAAATAAATATATAATTCCATACATACGAGACAGCGCCAGGGGCGGAATTTCCGATGAAGATTCAAGAGGGATCAGAGGAAGTTTCAAACATGCCTATGGCATAGATATACATAAAAGACGAGACAGTGTTTCTTGTAATTGGCAAATGAATAATATTGCTAGCACCAATGATCTTATAAGATTTGCTGTAAACGCTAAAGACGGATCAACTTGGTGTTTTGGTTCGGCTGGTTCAGTTTATTCAATAGCTGGCGACCCTAAAGACCCAGTTGTTACAGGTCAATATAATGATGAAAATGGAGAGATTAGAGGAGCTGCGGAATGGAATGAAAACTCTACTGCTAATTATCTTTATTGGGCTACTGCTACATCTTTAGCTAGAGCATCTTTTAATGGTTCAGATCTAGGAGCTAAAACGCAAGATTATAAGACAAATTTAGATGATTATGCTTATCACCCAATGGAAAATGCTAGTGGTTCGTTGATGATAGGAAATGGTCAGTTTTTGGCTAAAGTTGATTATGATGGTTCGTACACTAATGCAGCAGTAAATTTAAGACCTGGCAATATAGTTAAATGCTTAGAGGAAAGAGATGATTATGTAATTATAGGCACAGAGAGAGAAGATCTATCGGAAAAGGCTCATATTTGGGCTTGGATAACTTCTGAGGTTAACTGGATATACAAAAAGAAGATTCCTGTTAGGTCTATAAATGCTTTGATAGATACAGAAAGATTATTAATGCAAGGTGGTTCGGATGGCGAGATATTTACATCAGATTTTGCCGCCACAGCTCCTTTAATATCAGTTCCGGGAAAAGGTAAATGCAATAACCAAGTAGATATATATAACGATTTAGCTTTATTCGGTATATATGATTGTGACGACCCTGAAAAGGTAGGAATATATAGTTATGGCAGACGTATGCAAAAAAGACCATTCG